CCACCTTGAATTACTTCAATTGATGACGAAACTGGAACACTGACACCTTTAATAAGGTATCTAACGTTGTTACTGTCACCAGCATCTGTAATAAACACATCTAGCGTGTCTGTTGTGGTTAGAATATTAGCAAAACGAAGACCTACAACCGCATCATCGCTGTCCGCTGTAAAGATAGTAGTAGCAGAATTTGTTATTCTTTTACCATTTGATTCAAAATCTTGTGCCATATTTTTCTCCTATTTCGTTATATCACAGCGCGATCGCCATCGCAACCGCGAACCCTGGTGATGCATATAGTGTATCTGTTGATGTGCCGCCGATCGTGATAGCATCTGCCTCTAATGTGCCATCTATATCAGCGTTTCCAGATATATCTAATGTAGCTCCGTCTAGTTCACCTGTAATAGTTAAATTTCTAATACCTGTATAATCTTTGTTTGAGTCTAAAATAACTGCCTTAGAAGCAATGGCTGTACCAACTGCTGTACTACCTAGATCTAGTGCGTTAAGCTCACCTACTACTGCGGTAATACCATCAAGTACATTTAGTTCTGCTGCTGTTGATGTAACACCGTCTAGTATATTTAATTCTTCAGGTGTAGATGTAATTTGTGTTGTGCTTGCAGCTGCTAATACAGGTAATGTACCTGAAACGTTTGGTAAATTAATTGTTCTATCACCAGTAGGATCTACAATTGTAAGTGTAGTTTCGTGTGCGTCAGCTGTAGCTCCTTCAAATATTATTGCATTTTCAGCTTGCATTGTAACTGTATCTACAGTCGTAGTTGTACCTGCTACAGTTAGTTTTGGTACAAGTAATTCTCCTGTGCTTGGATTATATCTTAGCGCACCTGTGTCATCTAATAAACCATTTGACTCATTGTGAAATACAACAGGAAAGTTTGTGTTAGCTGTGCTGTCCGTAACCGTTACTGTAGATGCTAGCGTAACTGTTGTCCCTGCAATCACACTAGATAAAGCAGTGCCATCAACTGTTATTGCATCTGCTTCTAATGTACCATCAATATCTGCATCACCACTAATATCTAAAGTAGCTGCATCAAGTTCACCTGTAATGGTAATATTTCTACCACCGGTTATATCTTTATTTGAATCTGTTATAATAGCTTTGCTTGCTATTACTGTTCCGTTTGTTATTCCATCAATAAGATTAATATCTGTTGCACTTGCAGTAACTCCATCAAGTATATTTAATTCTGCAGCTGTTGATGTAATAGCCGTGCCATCGAAGTTGATAGCATCTAAATATGCAGTACCATCAATATAAATATCTTTCCATTCTTTTGACGAACTACCTAAATCATAGGTATTGTCATCGTCAGGTATAATATTAGAATCAACCTCACCACCAAATACAATGTTGTCTGTGTTAGCATCACCAAGAGTTAGTGTGCCACCATTAAATGTTGTTGTACCAGTGACTGTTAGATTACCACCAACGTCTAAATTAGCTCCTAGTGTAACGTCACCATCTGCGTCCAGGAATACAGCTTTGCTTGAAGGTAGTGTACAAAATACTGTTTTACTACCGGCTGCAAAATCTATTTTAGTTGTGTTACCTGCTGATGTATCGATTACCGTGGTTCTTGCTAGAGTGTCGGGAGACGCGTCACCAATAGTTCCAATACCTATTTCCCACGTGCCGTCTGACTCGTGTACAATAATATAATAAGTTGTATTTGTGTCACCAACACCGGTTACAAATGTCTCAAAACCAGTTGCAGCACCACCTAAAGATATGGTATCCTGTCCAGTTGTCGTTGTGGTTTCTTTGACTCTATCGTTTAGAACTAATGCCATAAAACCTTACCCCGATATTCTTATAATAGCACTACTCGTATCTGCGGCTGGAAATTGTATTGTAAAGGTGCCTGCTGTAGTAGAAAAGTCACCACCAAAATCTAACATACATACTGCTGAATCAGTAGCAAGTCCTGCTGTTGCTGCACCACCTGATGATTGATAAATGAGCGCGTACCGCGCTGTTGTAGAAACTGTTGTAAAAGAAGTGTCCGCAAAATCTGTAAACACTATGGATGTAGAAGAACTACCTGTAACACCATTATTAGTTAGTGTATTTCCTGCTGCAGTGTAACCAGAACCCGATGCATTTGTTGCTTCATTAGTTGTGTTGTAACCAGTTATAGCTGATGCAGAAACTGTTTTAGAAGATGTATAAAGAGCAAGTTTATATGTGTCTCCGCCAGATGAACTAAAATTGTGATTACCTTTTAGAAGGTGCTCTTTAAAAACATTACATATTACGTTTGCCATATTTTCTCCTTACGGGTTTACAGATGGAATTGGTATTCTTACCGCTCCATCTCTATATTCTTCACGTCGTTTTTGACCCATTTGTTCTGTTGCTAGTGTCTTGACAGCGTTTTTATAAGACGCTTCGTACAAAGCTAACATGTTATCAGGTCCTTTTAAAAATTTAAAAGCTTCGATTAGGCAGGCATACAACAATGCTGTTGGAGCATTTGTACTAACCCACGTTGAGGTAGTACTTGAAGATAATCCTGTTGGTTGAGCATAATACTCAATGTCCATAGTATAAGCCGCATTTGGTGTAGGTGCAACAATTAATGAGTCTTCATCATATGTTGCAAAGTATTTTGGAATACCTGTGCTAGTTCTGTTTGGCCAATATTCTGATATAAATGAAGGGTCTTTTTTCTGTAAAACTATTCTTTCGTTGTCTGTTAATCCACCTAGTGATCCAGATGAGCTAAATATAGACACAAATCTAATTGCACTAAATAAAGCTGGTGTTGTACCAGGCAATGTTACAAACGGCGTGCTGGCTGTTAATACAGCACTTGCATTTTTCTTATACACATCAAGGTCTAGCTCTCTATATAATCTCATTTCAGCGTGCTCTATAAAATCATTAACAATAGTAGTTGTTAAAACATTACTATCTGTTTCTGTATAATCTCTTATCTGTGTTACTAGTTCTGCGTATGTTGTCATGGTGTTATTGTTGTAGGTCCTGCATAAGCGCGGAACCCTCCTCCTCTTATATTACCAGTTGTTGCAGTATCTGTCGACACTGAGAATGTGTATGTATCCGTGTCTACCACAGTTATTGTGTAACCTGCAGCTGCGTTTATATTTGTGTTTGTAATACCATCAAAACTAAGGGCGTCGTAAAAACGAACAGTGTCACTTGTTGATCTACCATGACTTGGTTCTGTTACTGTAATTGTTGAAGAACTAGCAGACCCTGTTTTAAAAGAATCTGTTTTTAATAAATTAGGTGCTGCTGTCTCTGTTCTATCTGGTCTAGCATCTTGTAGAGCTTGTGCATCAGCTTTATGTGGTCTTGGTTCTAGTTGTGGATGTTTTGCTTCAAACTCAGAACTATGCACAAACGAACCATTCCATTCTTTTACCATTTCGTGATATGGAAAAGCCATACCACTACGATCTGATATAGCTTTTGCTTTTCTTCCTGTTGCAAAATTAGACATGTGGGTAATACGCTTTCGGTGTTATGTGTGTACTTGTAGAAGAACCGTCTTCTACTAATGCACGATTTAATTCATCTTCGTAAATCATTTTTAATTGTGGAACTAGTTCTGGTTTTTCTTTTAACGCTAAATAGTAAGATAAACCTGATACCATGCAAGGTACAAAACGGTAAGGAACATCACTAACGTTTGTGTAGTCGCCTGCGTCCTCTATTCTTTTTACATAATATAAATGAACTTCAGAACTAGCAGCTGTAGCGTCTGGTGTTGGGTATACACTTACAGTCACACGATCGATAAAACGTTGCACGTAATATTGTGTTGGTTGACTTTTAGTTAGTTTGTTAGATAACGCAGAATATGTTGACCTGTCTATTTTTGTCAATGCTACATCTGTTTGTGATGTAGTTCCTCTGCTTGTTCTGTATGTTGCCTCAAGTACATCGTCCATACCAAAAATTGTAGAGTCTGTTTGTACTGTTGTTGCCTGTGCTCTGTTAGTGTCAGCTGTGTCGTCTGCCGCACTTCTAAAGAAATGATATTCAGCTTGTCCTTCAACAAGATTTATGTTTGTTGATTTTAGCTCCCAATAATGCAAACCTCTATTGCCCCATTCTTGAAACATTATGTTTAAAGAACGTCTAGCAGATTTTAATCTGTATCCATTAAGATCTTGAACACCTAATCTTTCGTAAGCTTCCTCCATTACCTCATCAATATAGAAGGTCTTATCGAACGTTGCTGTTCCTGAAGTAGTGTTTGGCATATGCTACTCCCTATTAATAAGTTTTAATCCACTCGCATGTAATAGTTGCACTATCATTAGCCGTGCAAGCAGGCATAACTATTATAACATCTCCGGTTGCACCAGTAGCTTCGTTGTTTTTAATACCGCCAATTGAACTATAATCTAAATGTCCATCACCTTCTAAAGTTAAGAAAGTTGGGTCAGTATCTGCATCCCATGTCATTTTAACAGCATCTACTTTTGCTGTCATAGACACACTATACCAAATTTTATTTAAAGTTACTCTAGACAGAGTTCTTCCGTCTGAATGATTATTAGCTGTTGCATCAACATCTATTATTTTTGTTGATCCTCCAGTGCTGTCTGAAACGTTGTTATAATGAGTTATTAATTTTTTATCACCTTGAAAAAGTGTTTGATTTAATACTACGTCCGCCATTTTATTTTTCTCCTACTAAAGAGTAGGGGACATTACTCCCCTACTCAGAGTTTATTTATTACATTACTGAATAATCTAGTTCTACTGTAAATCGTCCAGCTGAAGCATCACCATTTAATGTAGTTGTTGCAAACGCGTATAAGTGTTTGCTAGCAACTGCCGCACTAATGTTTGGCTCAAATACATGAAAAGCTGCTGAATCAAAATCAAGATCAACTTCAGTTACTGAGTCTGTTGCAGAAATTCTTGGGTTAACAGATGCAACACCTGCACCAACAATTTCAGTTCCAGAAGAAACAGCTGCGTTAGTAGCTGTTCCAGAAGTTGCACTTAATGATAATCCTCCAACAAGAGTTGGACCACAAATAGTTGTAACAAGTACAGTTGCTTTGTGGATAAAGATTTTAGTAGCTGTTACTAATCCATCAGGTACATCAGTGTTTAAAGTTCCTAGTTCAACAAGAACGTCACCATCAGCATAAGCTGTACCTGTATCAGTACCTGCAAGTGTGCCAACAAAAGTTTGTATTTTTCTTGTTCCTAGTGAAATTAGTTGTCCAGTTGAGTTAACTGAAAAACCAGTTTCTGTGATCGCGCCAGTAGAAGCTGCTTTATTAATTACATTAAAGCCACCTTCTGATCTGACCGGACCACTAAAAGTTGAATTTGCCATAATTGGTCTCCTTTTCCGCCAACATAGTCTGAGACATTGTCTACTGCATGAGTCTATGTTGACTGTTTTATATATGCAGTGCGTCGATTATACGCTTTAAGTATAGTGATTGCAAATAAAAAGGGGCCCGAAGGCCCCTTTAAATTGGTTCTTTGACTTAATTATTAAGCACCTGGTGAACCAAAAATACCACGCCAGTCAGAAAAGCCGAAGCTGTATCTTTCTCTAGCTTTGTATCTTACGTTACCAGTCTCAAAATCGCCTTCCATAGCTGTCTTAATAGCTGCTCTGTTGAACATTTTAAGACCGTTAGGAACATCAGTTTTGATAAAGAATGCGTCGTCGTCAGTTAGGTAGTTGTTCACTACATAACCTTGAGGAATCATTCCTTTTGATGCGATAGCGTTTAAGTCGTTATCAGAAGTACCAACTCTTGCTGGTGATTTCATGATTCTTTCAGCTGTAAATTGTAGAGCAGAAGGAATAATCATTTTTACTCCTCTTGCAGCAATTTTTAAGCCTCTTTCATCAGTGAAAGCAGCAATGTCGATTAGAGCTTGTTCTATAGAAGTTTCTGACAAGTCAGAAGCTGTAGATAGCTCGTTTCTCTGATTCCCAGATAGTGAAGGGTGGTCGTCAGCCATTAAAGCTTTACCATCTCCACCAGGGTGATTCGTTGAATCAAAGCCGTTATTTAAAATATTAGCGCCTTTGATTTGCTTCGTATTAGCCATAGATCTTGCTAACGCTTTTGTGTAACGTTTTGCAATACTATCATACAAATTGTCTTCTACTGCTTCCTCTGTGATTGCGAAAGCAAGAGCAATTGTTTCATGAGTGTAACGAGATGTGAAAGACTCGTTTG